GTACATTGAAAACTTTTTGGGATGAAGGTATACCTATTGGTAGTTTACCATCAAGAGAGGATGAAGTGTTACCTCCCTTCCCACAGGATGAGACAGATGAGATAGCTAAGACTATATGGAAACGCAAGGCGGCTCAGATATATGACTTCAATGCATCCACTAAAAGTCGTAGGCTACTAGTATTAAATACTATTGGTCTAGCTCAGAAGTATAACAACACTAGATTTTATTTACCCCACCAATGTGACTTCAGAGGTAGAGCATATGCTGTGCCTGCTTATGTGAATCATATGGGAGCAGATTTTGCTAAGGCATTACTGCATTTTGATAGAGGGGTACGAGCTACCACAGATGATGAACTGAAATGGTTGTTCATCCATGGAGCTAATTGCTTTGGGTTCAAAGGAACTTATACACAGCGGATAGATTGGGTCATAGAGAACACTAAACAAATAGACCAACTAGCTACTAACCCACTATCCGCTTTAGATTTTTTAAATGAAGCTGATGAAACATTCCAATTCCTCGCATTTGCTTACGAGTTTCAAAGGATGCATAGAGAGGGGAGCAAGTTCTCTACTCATCTACCTTGTCAGATGGATGCTAGTAACAACGGACTACAGATTCTTGGAATGCTTACTCGTGATGAATCGTCTTGCATCGCTACTAATGTAGCACCTACGAATTATCCAGAGGACATCTATGGAATCGTAGCTGAGAAAGCTTGTGAATATCTACGAGCTGAGGCAGGTAGTAATCCATTTGCAAACAAGTGGCTGACCTTTGGGGTAAACAGATCAGCATCCAAGAGACCAACAATGACTCAACCGTATGGTTCTACACCACACAGTGCTAGGTCATATGTTAATCAGTGGTATCTAGAAAAGGTACGAGGTGGAGCTGACGATCCATTTGATGAGAGCAACCGCTTCCAAGCTACAGCTTACCTATCCTCAAAGATATGGGAAGCAATCAATCAAGTGGTAGGTAAACCAAGAGAAGCTATGGCTTGGTTACAGAACACAGCTAGAACTCTAGCAAAATTTGATAGACCATTCTATTGGGTCAGTCCAAGTGGCTTCCCTTGTAACCAAGCTTATCAGAAATGGGAACAGAAAAGTATACGCACCAAGATAGGTGAGCAAGTATTACGAGTAAAGTTCCGAGAAGATTTAGATAAGATGTCTCCGAAAAGACAAGCACAAGGTAGCTCTCCAAATTTTGTTCATAGTCTTGATGCGAGTTGTTTACATATGACTGTTAATAAGTGTGAACAACTCGGCATCAAAGACTTCGCAATGGTACACGACAGCTATGGTACACATAGTGTGAACTGCGATACTATGGCAAATCAGATCCGACAAACATTAGTTGAGATCTTTGAACAAGATCAGTTAGCTATCTTAAAAAACAATCTTGAGGAAGCTAATGACTTGACACTTCCAGAGTTACCGTGTTATGGTAACTTTAATATACAAGATATACAAAATTCAAAATACATATTCAGTTAAATTATGAGCAAAAATAAATCAATAGTAACACCGAAAGGTAAAGCGAGATACCCATATGTTAATACACCGAACACAACATTTGATTCGGATGGGGTCTATACCTGTGATATAGTTGTATCAGAGGAAGAAGGTAAAGCGTTTGAAGCAACGCTTAAAGAAACATACGAACAAGCCTACGACAGAGAGTGTCAGATCAAGGGGAAGAAGTTAAAGAAAGCTCCTTCGTTTCCAATCTCTGTTGATGATGAAGGCGATTACATTATCAAAACCAAACAACCTGCTAAGCGTACTGCTAAGGGTGGAGAAGTATATGAGTTCTCTATCAAGTTGTTTGATGCTAAAGGTAATATGATTGATGCCAATGTAGGTGGAGGTAGTATTGTAAAATGTGCTGTTCAACCTCGTTGCTGGTTTGCACCATCAATGGGATTCGGTATGACACTAACACTAAAAGCTGTACAAGTAATAGAACTTGTAGAGTTTGGAGGTGGAGGTAACGCCAACAGCTTTGGGTTTGAAGACGAAGATGGTTTCGTTAGTGGCGGTGAGTCATTAAAGGAATCGTTTGATGATGTCAGCGGAGACTTTTAGATCTCGTTTTGAGGGGAGGGTAGCTCAGTTCTTATCTACGACTGGGCTGTCCTTCACTTACGAGGAAGATGTAATCAAGTTCGTGCAACCTGCACAGAACAGACGATACACTCCAGACTTCGTTCTCTCAAACAATATCATTCTTGAAGTCAAAGGGTATCTTAAACCCTCTGACCGACAGAAACACAAATGGATAAAGGAACAGTATCCAGAGTTAGATATTCGTTTTGTATTTCAAAACCCATACAACAAAATTTACAAAGGTTCTAAGACAAGGAACTGTGACTGGGCTGACAAGCTTGGCTACCCTTGGTGCAAAGGACCGCACATACCAGACACATGGCTAACACAGAAGAAAAAATCACCGCCCTTAAAACACACCTAGCTTGCCCAGATTGTGGGTCAAGCGATGCACTCACACTTAATGTTGACGGATCAACTAAGTGTTTCAGTTGTGAGAAGTTTACACCAAGTCACTCCACAACAACCGTAACCCACCAACCTTTACCTACTAATTTTGTTGGTGGAGAATTTCAAGACCTACCTAAGCGTTGTATACAAGAAGACATCTGTCGTAAGTATGACTATCGTGTAGGTCAGAAGGATGGGAAGCCCTGTCATATTGCTAACTATAGAGATAAAGATGGTAAGGTAATAGGACAGAAGATAAGATTCCCAGACAAAACTTTTCGTATTGTCGGTAAAGTAAATACACCGTTTGGTTGGCATCTGTTCCAAGGTGGTAGAAGAATCACAGTCACAGAGGGAGAGATAGATACTCTCTCTGTGGCTACAGTCCTAGAAGGAAAGTGGGCTGTGGTATCTCTACCAAGTGGAGCTGGTAATGCTAACAAAACTTTCAAGGATCACTTAGAATACTTTGAATCATTTGATGAAGTTGTTCTGATGTTTGATCAAGATGAAGCTGGGAGACAAGCCGCAAAAAACTGTGCATCTATTCTATCTATAGGTAAAGCAAGGATAGCACATCTATCAGCTAAAGATCCTAACGATCTACTGACAGAGGGTAGAGGTGCAGAGATTGTACAAGCTGGATGGAATGCTAAACCTTGGAGACCAGACGGTATCGTTGAAGGTACTGATATGTGGGAGTTGATTACTGATGATACAGAAGTAGAGTCCGCACAGTATCCATATGCTGGTCTGAATAAAGTTACTCGTGGTATACGAGTGGGAGAGATTACTACATTCTGTGCTGGTAGTGGGGTAGGTAAGTCAAGCGTCTGTCGTGAGATAGCGTATGGATTACTGAACCAAGGACAGAAGGTAGGATACATAGCACTAGAGGAAAGCATCAAGCGTACAGCTCTAGGTATTATGGGACTACACTGCAACACACAGCTACACTTAGGTGAAGTAGTACCAGACGAAGTTATGGATCAAGCTTTCAAAGCTACAGTAGGTAGTGGGAACTTTGTTACCTATGATCACTGGGGTTCTATTGAATCAGATAACCTAATCAATCGTATTAGATATATGAACAAGGCTCTAGGATGTAAGTGGATATTCTTAGACCATGTTAGTATCGTAGTCAGTGGACAAGATGGTGATGAAAGAAAGATGATAGATATGCTAATGACTAAGCTTCGTAGCTTGGTAGAAGAAACACAAGTTGGTATGTTATTAGTCAGTCACTTGAAGAGACCAGAGGGAAGAGGTTTTGAAGAGGGGAGAGAAACTACACTCGGACACTTGCGTGGGTCAGCTGGTTTAGGTCAGCTATCTGATATGGTGATAGGTGTGGAGCGTAACCAACAAGATGAGGATCTAAAGAATAGAACTACTGTTCGTATCCTAAAGAATAGATTCAGTGGAGAGACAGGTGAAGCTTGCTTTCTCCGTTACAATAACCAAACTGGTAGACTAGTGGAAGAAACATTAGAAGATTTACCAGCGGACACAGACACAAACAACCCCTTCTAATATGAACACAGCTTACTTTGATATAGAAACAAATGCGATAGAAGATTTCGCAACCCTCTCAGACTTGAAACAGATACACTGTATGGTGGTAGCACACGAGGATCAAGTCTATGTCGGTACAGATAGTCCATCTATTGAACGATGCCTTGAGATTTTAGAATCAATGGATGCAATCGTTGGACACAACGCAGTTAGCTTTGATGTACCAGCTCTATGTAAACTCTATGATTTTAAATACCCACAAATTATAGACACTGTTCTTATGGGTAGGTGTATGTTCCCAGATGTACGAAGCATTGACTTCCGTAAGGATGACTTTGATAAGGAACTAATTGGTAGCCACAGCTTGAAGGCTTGGGGTAAACGGATTGGTATACTGAAAGGAGAGTTCGGAGAAACAACTGACTGGTCTCAATGTACTCCAGAAATGATTGAGTATTGTAAGCAGGATGTTAGAGTTACACGAGCGTTATACATTTGGTTGATGGCTAAGAAACCTAGTATGCAGATGCTAGAGCTTGAGCATTACTTCGCTGTGTTGATGCGTAAACAAGAGTTGAATGGTTTCCCATTTGATTCTAAGTCAGCTGACAAACTTACAGAGAAACTGATGGTGCGTAGAGCTGAGCTAAAGGATGAGTTAAGTAAAACATTCCCAGCTACTGTAGTAGATATGAAGTCTACCTTCTTTGAAAATAGAAACGGTGATGAGTTCACATCCAAGAAAGCTATGCTTGAAGTTGGATACAAACAAAGTGATATCTTTGTAGGTAGAAACAAAACTAAAACTATACCATTTAATCCTAACAGCCGTGATCAGATATGTGAACGCTTGATAGAGATGGGTTGGAAGCCTAGCCAGTACGAAGGGAAGCGACCAGCAATCAACGAAGGTGTTCTTAAATCTATAGGTACACCAGAGGCACTACAGTTGTGTGAGTATTTATTATTAACTAAGAGACTTGGACAGGTAGCAGAAGGTAATCAAGCTTGGACTAAGTTAGTGAGGAAGGGTAGGATACATGGTGGTGTGAATACCAACGGAGCAGTTAGTGGTAGGTGTACACATATGAATCCTAATGTAGCACAAGTACCAGCAGTACGAGCTACCTTTGGGAAAGAGTGTCGTGAGTGTTTTACTGCACCACAAGGTAAGGTTCTCGTTGGAGCTGATGCTAGTGGGTTAGAGCTTAGATGTTTAGCACACTACCTACATCCTTGGGATAAGGGTGCATATGCTAAGACTATTCTTGAAGGAGATATCCACACAGAGAATCAGAAAGCAGCTGGCTTAGATACAAGAGACCAAGCAAAGACTTTCATCTATGCGTTCTTGTATGGAGCTGGTGATGAGAAGATAGGTAAGATCGTGAACGGTACAAGAGCTGATGGTAAACGATTGAAGAACTCATTCAAAGAAAAGATACCAGCTGTAGCACAGTTATTGAAAGCTGTTGAATCTAAAGTAAAACAAACAAACTTTCTCAGAGGACTGGATGGTAGACAGCTACCCTGTCGTTCACCACACAGTGCTTTGAATCTATTATTACAATCCGCTGGGGCTGTGATAATGAAACAATCATTAATCTGCTTTGCTAATATAGCTGAGGAACTAGACCTACCCTACGAACTTCACGCCAATGTGCATGATGAAGTACAGTTTAGTTGCGACAGTGAGCATTCAGAACAACTAGGACAAGCCTTCGTAGATGCCATCGTACAAGCAGGAGAAGAACTTAACTTCAAATGTAAACTTGATGGTGAATACAAGGTGGGTAACAACTGGGCGGAGACTCATTAATATGGTTAAGATACTTAACATGACCATGATCCAAGAACATTTAGCTGATGATGCTAATAAGTTAGATGGTTTGGGATCAGCAATAATAGGTGTAACACATAACGGTTATCTTGTGTACGATTACGAAAAGATTGTACGACATTTCCAATCACATGGAATGGAGAGAGAAGAAGCGTTGGAGTATACAGACTATAATGTTGTGGGGTTAGGAGGTGAGTTTGCCAACTGGGTAATCATATCAAAACTGAATGACATATTATAAACACCATAAAGACCGAGACGGTTCGTGTAGTGCTAGAGGCGAGAAGGCTGAGACCTCTTTCGCTAAGTCACTACACTATTTTGGATTCACTACAGACGAAGCTGAGTTCCAAGATCAAATGAAACACATAGACTTCTTCATCCAAATAGATGGATCAGTAGATGTGAAAGCTAGGAAACGATTATCAAGAAGTGGAGGTGATCAAGATGAATATGTGTGGGTAGAGTTCTTAGGTACAACTGGTAGAAAAGGTTGGCTCTATGGACAGCAAACACACATGGCTTTTGAAAGGCTACGAGACTTTGTTGTCGTACCAAGAGCTGAGCTTGCTACTTTGTGTGAGGCTATCGTAGAAGATGAGATCGTTACTAATGTAGCTGATGCTCACCTTCGCAAGTATAGTAGACGCAACTGTAAATCTCTATGTAGTTTGATTCCTATGAAGACAATTACTAAACGCTTACCTGTAATATTAGTAAAAAAATATGACGATGAAAAATGTGAAAACAGTTCTGATTGATGGAGATGAAATCTCTTATCGTTCAGCTTGTGCTTGTGAACAGCCATTGAAGTGGGACGCAGATACTTGGACGATTCATTCTTCTGAACAAGATATGTTTCAACTTCTTGAGTCTGAAATCAAACGAGCTATGGCAGAGACAAACACTGACAACTATCAGATAGCTGTGAGTAGCCCAACTAACTTCCGTAAGGAGATAGATACAAACTACAAAGCTCATCGTAAAGCTACACGCAAACCTCTAGGGCTTGCATCGTGTAGGCAGTATCTAATAGATAAACATATGGGAGTTTGGATGAATGACATAGAAGCTGATGATGTCATTGGTATCTGGTCTGATCCAGAAACAAATATCATATGGGCTATTGATAAAGACTTCCTTACTATACCTAGTCAACTACTTAGACCTAGCGGTTACTTGCGTATCAGTGAAAAGAACGCAGACTCTAACCTAAGATTACAAACTATGATAGGTGATAAGGCTGATGGCTTTGAAGGTGTGAAAGGGTTTGGTCCAGTCACAGCACTGAAGTGGATACAGAAACATGGAGACACTTGGCAATCTGTTCTTGATGCTTTCCTAAGTAAAGGATTGACAGAAGAGGACTGTACTCGTAATGCTAGACTAGCAAGAATACTAAGAAACTATGATGAAAAATACAATTGGCAACCTACCTACTGATGCACAAGAAAGAAAAGCAATCCCTATTTATAGAGGATTCCTTAAATACTTTCCAGATGCTATCGTTGAAGTAACGAAGTGTTCTGTGCGTGGTAACAACCAACACCATCCAGACAAGGATGTTCACTGGGACAAGTCAAAGTCTACTGATGAGTTAGATAGTATGATGCGTCATCTACTTGAAGAAGACTGGGCAGCTGTAGCTTGGAGAGCTATGGCTAATCTACAACGAGAGTGTGATAAAAAGAAGGAGTCCACCCTATATGAAAATTGAAGATACAAAACAGTTTCCAAAGTTGTCTAAGGTTTTGATTAAAACTTTAGATGAGGATGTCTTTCCAACTAAAGACTTTCCAGCTACAAATGATGTAGCTAAACTCAATTACCACTACGGACAGCGTTCTGTAATTCAATACTTAAAACATCAATATAAAATCCAAAACGAAAATATATTAAATAATCATGGGAAGACCTAAAGTAAATATACCAGAGACCCCACCTCCACCCCCACCTCCTACACCTACAGCTAAAGTAGCTGAAACTGCAAGAGGTTCTATGGGATCAGCAGTCTCAAGACGAAGACGCTTTGGAGGAATCGGTTCACTAACAATCCGTAGACCTCGTGCGACACGCTCCAACATTGGAGGAACAGGACTAGGAGGATACTAATCATGCCACTAGAAGTAACAACATTAACTACTACAGGGACAACTGATGTTTCATGGAATGGTAAGCTCGGAGCTTTCTTAGCTTCTGGTACATTTGATGGAGCAACAGTTAAACTACAACACAAGATCGGTTCTGAATGGGTTGATCTTGGATCAGATGTTACATTATCATCTGCTGGTGGAGGACAATTCATTACTCCTCAATCAGAATTAAGAGTAGACTTAGCATCACACGGTGCAAGTACAAGTATAACAGTAGCAGTTAAACCATTAGTAGTCTAATACAGTGACGGTACGCAAACAAGTAGAGACGCAGAACCTTTACACAGGTTCTACTGATTCATTATCATTCCCACTCACAAGAGATCTATCACATATTCTTGGAGATGGTAGGGGTGAAACATTCTTGTCTCAAGGGTTTGCTAAAGATGCCGCAGCTGCCTATTCATTAAGAGCTTTAGGATCTTATAACGAACCAGTGGTAAGAGTTCGTAGAGAGCCTCATGATACTGACACTACTATTAATGATGAGCAGAACTTCACAGCTTCTCAAGTATCTGGAGGTGAATTAGAGAACTGGGTAAATGGTAAACTAGAGAATACAGCACTAGGTGATATTGCTACTGCTAGGTCTTTACATAGCCTCAGAAAGATTAGGTCTGGTTATAATGGCAATGCTCTTCGTATTCGTAGAAGCTCGGATAATGTAGAAGTAGATGTAGCTTTTGATTCAGACGATAAGGTAAGTGCAAGCTCTGCTATTACAAATGTAGCTGAACAAGGTGGCGAAAGTGGAAGCACAAGTGCTACTACACTTGGAGATTTTATTAGTGGAACAGATGCTTTTGTCCACACTTGGTATAACCAATCTGGTGCAACAACTGGAGCAACACAAAATTCTGCTTTAAGACAACCCAAGATTGCAAGTAATGGTACAGTATTAGACCATATATTATTTGAGGGTAGTGGTACAGTTACAACACCAGCCGCTACAGACCAATACTTAGTAGATACATCTATTAATTTTGACGATGCACTTACATTAGGATGTGTATCAGATAGATTAGATACTACTGGTAGTGGGATGTATCCAGTATCTGTGAGCAGACAATCAGCAGTTAATAGATTTTTTGGTATACAAGAAGCATCTAGTTCATCTATATTTATTACAAGAAACTCTACATCTGTTTCTCATACAGTAGATAACAGTAGTGAATTAAAAAGATTTACTATAGGTAGAGTAGGTTCTAACTCTGAAACAGATGCTGAAGTATCTATTTTTGGAAGAGCATTTGGAAATAACAATGGAGCAGATTGGGGAAATGTAGTATATATATCTAACCAAAACTCTTTTGTTATAGGTGCTTTGGGATTGGCAAATGATACTGGTGGTGTAGCTACTGGAACAGCTACATTCCAAGGTAAGATATATGAAACATTTGCATACCAGACAGATGAAAAGGATGAGTTATTTAAGATAGCATCTAATGTAAATAACTATTATGGTTTGTACAATGATGCGAATGATTTGGAAGGAACTGAATTTACTGGAAGTTCTGGTACATACACTAATAATTCAAAAGATGGATTTACATTTGTTGGAACTCAAACACAATCATTTGTTGGAATTGAGTTGAAACAATCAGTACCAGTTGGAGAAACAGTTTATATTTCATTTAATTGTAGTCACAATGCTTATAGCGAAAGCACACTAGTAGGATTAAGAGCTAGTACAGTAACTGGAGCAAATGCTTCTGCATCTTACACTTTACCACAATATGGATTTGGTGTTGCATCGCTTACATCAACTGATGCTAATGCTAAGTTTATAACTTTTCAAATAAGACAAGATAATCCAACTTGTACTATATCTGGTTTTAAGGTATCTCGTATAGCTCGTAATGGTGTTGTACAAACACTATATGACCAAAGCGGAAATGGTAATAATGCTAGTCAATCTTCGGCTGTTAAACAACCTTTTGTTGTGCAGAATGGTGGTCAATGCAAAATGACAAATGGCAACCCAGCAGTAATGGGTGCTAGATATGCTAGTAATGCAATACAATTTTTAGAAATGGATACTGGCATATCAGACCCATACACAATGTTTAGTAGTATGTATACCACTAGAAGTTTTTCATTATTATTCGCTGGAAACAATGTTGGTAGTTCACCTAGACTTTTGCTAAATACAAATGGAATACATCCTTTGCTTAATGCAACAGATGACTTTGGACTTACATCAACCACCAATACATTTGATTCAGTAGTAACTTTATTTAGTGCCGAAAATGGAGGTACTGCTGTACTTAGAAAAAATGGAACTCAAATAGATTCACTTGCAAGAGTAGATGATGAAATAAGACCAATGAAGTTTTTATTTAGACATCAAAATAATAATTCAAACAAGGGTGTATTCTTTGATTCATTTATTGTATATGGTTCAGATAAAACATCAGATTTTACAGAAATTGAAAATAATCTTAAATTAGCAAATAATATTTCATAATGAGCGAAGAAACAATTAACTACTTAGTATACGACACAGAGGCTGATGCGATTGCAAGAGCAGACATAGAGGGTGCTAGACGAGGCTATGCTTACCACAGAGTAGGTTCTGGTACTCGTTATCACACTTACCCACAAGCGACTGCTGATGGCAAATATGCTTTATTCGTTACGGACTACGAATTACTAGAGGAGGAACTCCCCTCTATTGTTACTAGTGTAACATTCCCAATATCAGAAGATGCATAAAACAGCTAAATCAATATACACCACTCTAGAAGGTAATCGCTACCAATATGTAGACAGAGCTAGACAATGCTCTAAACTAACGATTCCTTATGTGATGCCAGACGAAGGCTTTGGTCCTCACAGTAGATTAGAAACACCCTTCCAAGGAATCGGTGCTAGAGGTGTAAACAATTTGGCATCTAAACTGCTACTAGCTTTACTCCCACCTAACGCTCCGTTCTTTAGATTGAACATTGATACCTATCAATTACGAGCTGAAGGTTCTCCAGAAGAACTTATCTCAGAGATAGAGACTTCCCTACAGCAAGTAGAGGAAGCTGTGATGGATGAGATTAGCAGGGAAACATACAGGACTGGTATTCATGAGGCACTTAAACATTTAATTATAACAGGTAATGCGTTACTATATTTACCAGATGATGGTGGGATGCGTGTATTTCATTTGGATCGCTTTGTGGTTAAGCGTGATCCAATGGGTAATGTCATTAAAATAGCTACCAAAGAAAACATAGCTTACTCTGCTCTAGCAGAAAATATCCAACAAGCGATTGGCTCGGAAAGCGATAACGACACTTTAGATTTATATACTTCTGTGTGTCGTGAGGATAACAAATGGAGAGTCCAACAAGATGTAGAGGGTGTAACAATTATGGAAGGTCTCTATGATCTAGATAAGAATCCTTTCATACCTCTACGATTCTCTCGTGTAGATGGAGAAGACTATGGTAGATCTTATGTAGAAGAATATCTAGGTGATGTACAATCACTAGAGTCTCTTACTAGAGCTATTGTAGAAGGTAGTGCAGCAGCAGCTAAGGTTCTATTCCTTGTTAATCCTAACGGTACAACAAGAGCTAGTACACTTGCTTCATCCCCTAATGGTGCAATCACACAAGGTAATGCACAGGATATCTCTGTACTACAGCTCAATAAATTCAATGACTTTAGAGTTGCCCAAGAAACTATGGCAGCAATCAAAGACCGTATTGGTCATGCGTTCTTACTTACCTCTGGTGTAGTTCGTAACGCAGAGCGTGTTACAGCTGAGGAGATTAGAATGCTCAGTCAAGAACTAGAGACTGCTATTGGTGGTCTGTACTCTTTACTCAGTACAGAACTACAAATGCCTATGGTCAATCGCATTATGGATGTGATGAACAAGAAGAAAGCTCTACCTAAACTTCCAAAGGATCTCGTAAATCCTGTTATCATTACTGGTGTGGAAGCTCTAGGACGAGGTAACGACCTACAGAAGCTTGACCTATTCCTTGGTGGAGCATCTCAGATCGTTGGACCAGAAGCTCTAATGCAGTTCGTCAATGTTCCAGAATACTTTAAACGAAGAGCTACTTCACTAGGTATTAAGACAGTTGGACTGATTAAGACCCAAGAAGAGATACAAGCTGAACAACAACAATTTAACGAACAAGCCTTGACAGAGAAGCTAGGACCTGCTGGAATAAAAGCAGTATCAGATAACATTCCAAATCAAGAACAAGTTTAATTATGGCAGACTATCAATCAGTATCAATCAATGAAAACACAGAGAGTGAAAACATCTCTCTAGAAGAACAAGCAGCTAAACAAGATGCTCAGAACCAACCTACTGGGGAAGCTCCTCAAACAACTGAAGAGACTCGTCCAGAGTGGTTACCAGAGAAGTTTAATTCTCCAGAAGAAATGGCAAAAGCCTACGACAGTCTTCAATCCAAGATGTCTTCTAAATCTAGTAAAGGTAGTAAAACCAAACAACAGGATTCCACAGAAGAGACTAATCATCTTGACACCGCAATTGGGGAGGCAACTACAGAGTTTAACGAAACAGGAGAACTCTCTGATGGGGCGTTTGAAGCGTTGGCTAAGGCTGGGTTATCAAGAGAATTTGTTGAGGCTTATGTGGCTGGTCAGACAGCTATCGCTGATAACCAAACAGCACAAGTTCAAGAGCTTATTGGAGGTCCTCAGAACTACGAGGCGATGTCTGAGTGGGCTATTGAAAACCTCTCGGAAGAACAATTGGACGCATACAACGAAGTTGTTGAGTCTGGTACAGTAGACCAAGCTAAGATGGCAGTCCAAGGATTGTTCTCACAATTTACAGCAGCTGGTGGTAAGACTCCACAAGTTGTTATGGGAGCTACACAAGGAGCTTCTGTTAAACCTTTTAACTCAGCAGCCCAAGTTACTGAGGCAATGAAAGACTCTAGATATAAAAGCGATCCAGCCTACCGTCAGAATGTAGAACAGAGACTCGCTGTCACTCAAGTTTTCTAGAGGGACATCTTTATGAATATGGAATTAATTAGTTTAATTGGTGGATCAATCAGCGGCTTCGTGTTTAAGCTCGTAGGTGTGATGGTTCAAAGCCAAATAGAGTTAGCTAAATCTAAGATAGAGACTCAGCAAGTTGCTGATGACTCAGCCGACAGAGCTGCTCAAAGGGTAGCTGGTCAATGGGTAAGACGAGGTATTGTAGCAACCGTTCTGTTTGCTATCGTTGTCGCTCCATTCATTGTAGCCTTTACAGATATTGGGGTAACTATCCCTGTAGAGAAAGGTTGGTGGATCTTTACCACAATGGTGTATGAGACACAAGAAGGTCTCTTGATTCACGATTCAGTAATTCAAAGTTTATATGCAATAATAGGATTTTATTTTGGAAGCAGTACATTAAATAAATAATGAAACGAAAAGGCGTGTCGCTTCGTAAAGAACACAAGAATAAATCTGGTGGTCTTTCAGAAGCTGGTAGAAAATATTACAACCGTAAGACAGGCTCAAACCTTAAGAGACCGCAACCAGAGGGAGGACCAAGGAAGCGGTCTTTTTGTGCAAGGATGAGTGGAGTGAAAGGACCTATGAAAGATTCAAAAGGTAAACCAACTCGTAAAGCTCTAGCACTTAGAAAGTGGAAATGCTAATGAAAGGTTGTGGTTGTGATAAATGTATGCGAAAGTCTTTAACAATAAAGAAAGGAAAAAACAATGCCAAAGGTAGGTAAAAAAGAATTCCCTTATAATAAAGAAGGTATGGCTAAAGCGAAAGCAGCAGCTAAAAGAAAAGGACTAAAAGTTAAATACGGTAAGTAATGGCTAAGATATGTCCTGCTGGTATCGCTTGGGCAAAGCGTACCTTTGATAAGTATCCATCAGCGTATGCTAATATGGCAGCATCAAAATATTGTAAGTCCCCAACATATGGGAAGAGAAAGAAACTTTCAGTTAAGAAGAAGTAATGGGAGAGTTAGCTAAGTGGAGAAAACAGAACTGGGTTCGCATTGGGACTGATGGTAATATCAAAGGTCCTTGTGGCACTAGCAAAAACAAAAAGAATCCAGACAGATGTCTCCCAATGTCCAAAGCTAAAAGCCTCTCCAAAGGTGATAGAGCAGCAACAGCAAAGAAAAAGAAACGAGAAGGAGCTAAAGGTAAACAGTTCGTAAGTAATACCCAGAAGGCTCGTGTAAAGTTGCGTATCAAAAAATAGAATTTCGTCCATAATACTAGTAGCACAATGCCCTTTGCGGAGGATAACATTCGGTCAGCAAATGTAGATAAAGGACACCAAAACACAATCAATAATAACCCTAAATATAGGAAACAATAATCATGGCAAATGGTAATACAAGTCCATCAAGAGTTGGACAAATCAATTCTGCGAATGATGTAGATGCATTGTTTCTGAAAGTGTTCTCTGGTGAGATCCTAACCACATTTGAAGAAGCAAATGTGATGAAGGAACTTCACACAGTTCGCACAATCAGTAACGGTAAAACTGCACAGTTCCCAGCAACAGGCATAGCTACAGCCAAGTATCATACAGCAGGTGAAAACATTGCTGATAGTGGTAATAGCTATTTATCAGATATCAAGAAGAATGAAATCACAATCTCAATTGACGATGTTCTTCTTTCTTCAACATTCCTCGCAAACATTGATGAGCTAAAAACTCACTACGATGTACGAAGCATCTATGCAGCAGAGCTTGGTAAAGCTTTAGCTAAACGCTTTGACATCGCTGTGCTTAAAACACTTATCGCTGGTGCTAGACAAGACTCAACCATCTCTGGTGGTGTAGGTGGTACACAGATTACTGGTGCTACTTTGGATTCTGGTACTGGATTGTTACAAGCTATCTACGATGTAGCTCAAAAGCTTGATGAGAAAGATGTCCCAGAAGATGATCGTTATGCGATCTTAACACCAACACAATACTACAAGTTGATCACAGATGCGTCATCTAATAACGCTCTTAACCGTGACTTCGGTGGTGTTGGTTCTATCGCTACTGGTAGCATCCCTCAAATCGCTGGTATCTCATTGTACAAGTCTAACCACTTACAAGATATCATTACCCTTGGAGCTGAAGCTAACCAAGATCAAGACGATGATAACGCAAACAACGATGTGTTTGATGTTAATCACGCTGGATCTGGTAACGGTACTGGTTACAATGGTAACTTAGCATCTACTGGTTTCGTAGCTGGTCACAAAGCTGGTGTTGGTACAGTCAAATTACTTGACTTAGCAACAGAGTCTGAGTACCAAATGGAACGACAAGGTACATTGTTCGTAGCTAAATACGCTATGGGTCACGGAGTTATCCGCCCAGAGTGCTGCGTTGAAGTACAGTAATTCTTAACTTAGTTGGGGGTCACTAAATGTGACCTCCAGCTTTTATTTTTTTTATATATGACAGATTTCGGAACATCCACAAACTTTTTAGAATCAGTAAACATCTGCTTAACCGCTTTAGGTGAGCGATCAGTTACGACCCTTAGTAGTATCCAAACATACGGTAGAAACACAGTTGTTGATTTAGCTGTGAGAGTACTAGATGAAGTTAATAAAGATGTAGAGGCTAGAGGTTGGTGGTTTCAATCTTCACGAGGACAGATTATAGGTCTAGGTAGTGGTACGGTTGGAGCGTGGAATGCGTCACACCCAGAAGAGTTCCGTAGGTATGTAACAATTCGTGCTGCTCGTATATTACAAACCAGATACATCACAGATGAAACTCTTCACAAGTTAACAAGTGAAGAAGAAATGTATTCCAAGGCTGTTCTAGAAGCTAAGGATGCTGAAGAAGATAGTAGTGTAACATTCGCCTTACCACAAGAGATAGAAAATCTTGGAGTAAGAGGGGTAATGTTCCTACAAAGTAATTTAGAAGAAAAGCTAGGGACATTAAAATTAGGAAGAGAACTAGCTGAAACAGAGTTAATACAATCACAGAAGACTAAGCTAGACGCTGAGACAGCTTATATGGTTACTGCTGAGAAATCGTTTTACGAGAATGGCGGTTATAGTTGGATAGGAGTAGTAGGACATAAAACTTACAAAGATTATAGACCAGAGTTCCGTATAATGGGTATTCAAGAAGCTGCGTTTCAAGCTCTACCAGCTTACAAAAAAGGTGAACTATTAAAAGATGCAGATCAACTTAGAACAGACCGTGCGACTTCTGATACAGATGCTGAGATCATCAGTTCTGTAAATAAGATACTCAGATATATAGGAGTTAGTAAAGTTAGTTCCAACACTAACGAACACGCTCTTGCGTCAGAAGCTAGAGATTTATTAGTAGATACAGACTTAGAATTACAATCTCGTGGGTGGTGGTTCAATACAGAGAAAGATGTAACATTTACTATTACATCTAGTAAGATTGTTGTAGATACTACCACACAATTATATGAGGAGTTAGATGATTACGACACAACACGAGTGTTAGATGGGTCAGATATTGTTCTAAAGAATTTAAAAGATAATACCATAGACGAGTTCTCTGGTACTATCAAAGGTACACGAATTGTTAAAAGAAGTATTACTACACAAGAAGTTCCTCAAAAATACAGGGACTTCTTAGAAGTAAAAGTCGCACTTACTTTATCTGAGTTATATACAGAATCTATAGCAGAGGTTCAATCACTTAGAAAGAAAGAAGCTGAGTTAGAGACTTACTTCAAAGACCGTGAGAACGATCAAGGTAACTATAATATATTTGACAATTACGATACTAACGAGAGAATTGGATTTAATCGCAACTACGATCTAAACTAATGCCATTAATTAGACAGACTATACCAAATCTTGTTGGAGGTGTAAGCCAACAACCAGACGCTATGAGACTTGAAGGTCAGTGTACTGAACAGATAAATGCGTACAGCGATCCTACTAACGGACTTCGTAAAAGAAATAGAATAGACTTTCTACGAAAGAAAGATATCACCATAGAAGATGATGACATCTGTCAGTTCATTACTAGAGACAAAGAGGAAAAGTATGTAGCGGTTACCTCTAGTGATAAGTTAAGAATATTTAATCTAGATGACGGTGAAGAAGCTACTATTGTAGATTCTTCTGGTACTTCCCATTCAAGTGGTTTAACTATTTCTTCTGGAGATTACTTAGAAAGCTCTAACTACAGAGAAGATTTAAAGTTTTTATCTGTAGGTGACACAACTTATGTGGTAAATAAAGAGATTCAAGTTGCACAAAACGCTGATCTTACTGATGAGGTATCTAATTCAGCTCTAATCTTTGTTAAGCAAGGAGCTGAAAAAACTAATTATGATTTAAGGATTACGCATAATCAAGGAGGATCTCCAGACCTGTTTACTATAACTGTAACAACAGAAATTCAAACCGCTCGTCAAGGACCTTTTACACGCATAACCTCTGTTAGTGTTCTTAATGGTGGAGCTGGATATTTAAACGGAACACGAGAGTATAATGTTCTCCCTGCTGATTCAAGAGAAGTTTATCGTCAAGGAGTAATTAAAGTAACATTTACAAACGGTGTGGCTACATCAGTAAGTATAGTAGATAAAGGTGCGTATGGTTTTGCTAATCCTGCTGGTAGTTGGACTTACACTGGTCCAGTACCAGACAACCCAAACCCACCCAATTTTACTGAAGCAGTTATCCAAACTAGAACAGCTTCAGAATCAGCTTCTAAGTCTGATGGTGGGTACGATCATTCTATTAACGATAGCACCACAAAAAGAATTGCTGAAGCAATTTATGCGGATTTAGTAGGTCATACTTCTGGTGCAATTACATCGCAAACACCTAGTGCTGGAGATTTCTTTTCAGCTACTCTAAATGAAAACTTAATAGAACTTTCTGTAAACGATACTCAAGTTACGAATATGCAATATTCTATCGTTAGTACAGATGGATTAGCTGATAATGGACTAGGTGTTATCTATAAAGAAGTTAATAGTATTACCGACTTACCTTTGTATTGTAAGAATGGATTTGTTACCAAAGTAATAGGAGGTAACGATACCGCTGATGACTACTATGTAAAGTTTGTTACTAAAGATAACATAGATGTTGGTAACGGTTATTGGGTAGAAACGGTAGGTTTTAATATTGTTAAAGGATATGACGCTGATACTTTTATTCACGAACTGGTTTTAACATCTGAAGATGAATTTACATTTAGAACTTTAAATGTAACTGAGAGAATTGTAGGGGATGATGCTACAAATCCTCTACCATCCTTTGTCGGAGAGCGTGTTAACAATGTGTTCTTCTATAGAAACCGACTAGGAATCTTATCCAACGATAAAGTTATTCTTAGTGAAGCTGGGTTAGGTCTAAAGAAAGATGATGGTATTCTTACTTATAACTTCTTTAGAACTACTGTACAAACATTACTAGACAGCGACCCAATAGATATTACAGTAGCAACAGATAAGATAACTAATCTTAGATCTGCTATACCTTTCCAAGACAACTTAATATTATTCTCTGATAATACACAATTTTCACTGGATACAGCAGGACAGTTATTAAGTCCGAATTCAGTATCTGTATCACCTTTAACAGAGTTTGATGCGGTTGCTAATATTAACCCAAAAGTTATAGGAGATTCTGTATACTTCCCTGTAGATAAAGCGGAGTATCTAGAGATGAGAGAATATCTCATTAACAAAACTACAGAGAGTTATGAATCATTTACCATAACTAATGCTGTTCCTACATACATTCCAGCTGGTATTAGGGAGCTGACTTATTCTACAACACAAAGTTGTGTAGCATTAACAAGTGGTACAGATCTTAAAACAATTTATATCTATAAGTTCTTAAACCTCAACGGTAAGAAAGTCCAAAACTCTTGGTCTAAGTTTACTGTACCTTTTGATGTACACGGACTAAACTTTGAAAAAGATGTTTTAACTATAATCATGAAGTATGCGGATGGTTCTAATGACGCTTTAATGCAGACGGAGATGACCTTTTCTACAGATTTATTAGAACCTACAGAGGTATACCCAGTGTCAGCAAGTGATAGATCCCAAGTACTTGTAGATATGGCATTTACAGCGACTATGGATGGGTCTGGATCTACTACAAATGTTCCAATACCTTTTCCAACAGCTGGTTTAACTTTAGCTACTGATGCAAGCGATTGGGAGGTTAGTGATAAGACTTTTCACAGTCTTGTCTCTTATAGTTCAACTCTTAATACACTAAACTTTTCTCACATAAGCAACTCTGTGGATAGTTTGACGGTTGGTTTAAAGTACAATATGGTGTACCAGTTTTCAGAATTTGTAATTAAACAGAAAAACGAAAACATACAAACAGCGATTAATGTAGATCATAGATTGAAAAATATGTCTTTATATTATACAAACGCAAAAGGACCAACTAGTGGTAATATTGGACCAAGGTTTGAATTAAAAATAAAATCTCCAAGAACAAGTTTAGCCGAAGGTAATCCTCATACAACAACCTTTGGTGAAGATGAGTATGAGTTATATGATTTGGTGGATGGTTTCTTTACTGTATCAGTATTTACATCTGCGGAAGATGTAGAGATATCTCTAGAACAACCTTATAAATACCAAGTTAATTTCCAGAATGTTAATATAGAATCTATTGTCCGTGACCGAGCAAGACCATACTAATATTGTTAATACTTATGATGATTCAAGCGTGGTCAAGGCAACTCTAGACCACGCACTAAAGCTTGCACCTAAGTTACGACACTATGACTGTATGGAAGTAGGAGCGTTCTTAACAAGTAATGAAGAAGCTTTGATCTACGGTCTAGAGAACGATGACCATACATACACAGCTTTAGACAAACATGGTGAACCTTTTGCTATGTTTGGTGTAGGAACAGAAGGGAGTGAAGCGTATATCTGGTTATTAGGTACACAAGGAGTCGCAGATAACGCTTTAAAGTTCGCAAAACATTCTAAAAAACTTTTACCAAAACTTATCAAGCCATACGGTGTAGTAAGTAATTTAGTGTATTCACGCTATGAAACTTCTATCAAATGGTTAAAATGGCTTGGAGCTAAGTTTATAAGGGAGCTAGACATCAATGGGTCTCGCTTCTATGAATTTATAATAATATCAAAATAATATGGGATTCGCAGCACCAATCGTAGCAAAAGTCGGAGCAATGTCCACTGCGGCAAAAGTCGGAGCAGGACTTGGTATAGCTCAAGCAGGGCTATCTTTCGCAGGACAGAAAGCTAGTGCTAAAGCACAAGCAGCAGCTCAAGCTAGATCTTCTAAAGCTGAAATAGCAAGATATCGTCAACAGACTTCAGCAGCTCGTATTCAACAAAGATTTGAAATGGAGCAAGAAGCTCAAGAATTACAGAATGCTTCTATCAAAGCTTTACAAGCTCGTTCTAGAGCAAGAGTAGCAGCTGGAGAAGCTGGAGTGAAGGGTAACTCTGTAGATGCTTTACTTAATGATTTCTCTAGACAAGAATCTAAATATCGCTTTGGGTTGATGAGACAAGGACAACAAAGAGATGTTGCTAGAAACCTTGCTATGCGTGATATGAACCAACAGTCTTACAACAATCTGTTGACTATAAATAAACCAATAGAACAACCAAACTTTGGAGAAGCTTTACTAAGTGGTGTAAGCACTGGTCTCTCTGTGTATAGTGGAATCAAAACAGAATAATGGCTAAACAAACTTTAAAATCATTACTAGGACTCTCTGACAAACGAGAGCAAGTAGAACTCAATCTTGATGATCAAGTGTTCAACGCTCCTAGTGTACAAGCTGGTAGATATACTGTAGCAGCTCCTAGATACACCCAATCTAATACAGCTAGTCAGTTATCAAACGCTCTAGGTAAGTATGCTGGACCTATTGCTAGAGGATTAGGTAACATAGAGCAACAACGACAAGAAGAGTTTAAGGATCTAGCAGCGTCCACACCGACAGAGATCTTACAAGCTATTCAAAAAGGTGACATAGATCCAGTTAAAGAACAGTTTGATGAGTTCTCTGGTAAGCTAGATCAAGCTGAAAGAAAGAAACTAATCAAGTTCTCAGAGAATCCTAATAACTATATTCGTGCTAGTCGTGTCGTTGGTGATCGTTTAGCTCAACAGTATCAAGCGGATCTAAGAGAAAACATAGAGGATTACGCTTCTAAGCGAGACGAGAATGGTGATTATATACCAGTTAGAGATCAGATGAACACCATTGCTGATCAACTGATACAAGATAATAATTTATCTGGATATGCACTTAGAGCGTTTAATGAATCTAGATTGAAGTTTGAAGCTCAAGAAGAGTTAGTAATTAATACGAGACAAGACGAATACTTCCAAGGAGAAGTAGATCACAATACTAAAACCAATCTTATCGCTGCTATAGGTAATGAAAACTTAGATGACTTTACTCAACAGTTTCAGTTAGGTACAAATAATAAGACAGTACCAGAACAAACAGAGATGCTTAAAGATATCGTTTCAAAAGCAGCTGAGTTAGATATTGCAACTGCTAGTGCATTTGTAGAGAAGTTAGAAAAAGATGAAGGGTTCTTAACTATTGGTAGTGGTTCTGAATTAGGTGATAGTTTACTTAACGATCTTAATGATGTATTAGAGGCACAAGAAGAAACAAACCGACAACGAGAAGAGGCGGACATAAACAACACTAAAAAAGATTTAGCACAAATTATATTAAGTTCTAGTGAATCTCTTAGACAAGGTCAGTCGTTAGGAGAAGTAGAGTTACCGTTGCTAGATTCAGATGAAACTGTTACCGTAGATTTATCTAAGGTAAAAACAAATGAAGATTTATATATTACAATTAGAGATCAATATGTAAACAACAACCCAGATGCTACAACTAGAGCGAAGATTATATCTGGGTTAAGCCAAGATATCACAGCTCTACAAGATGCGGAAGGTGACTTTTACAGTAAAGCTGGTTTAGATAAAATTGAAGCAGAGTTAACGACAGCTTATGGAGAGAGTATTGAAGGTGTTAACTTGTATGGTTTAGAAGATACGGAAATTACTAGTAAGGTATCTAGTTTAACACAAGAGTTAGAAGTAGAATTAAAAAGAATATATAATGATCCTACATTAGATGGTGAGCAAAAGAAAGATCAAGCTACTCTAGCTGTATATAAACAGTCAAGAGCTATCGCAGAGCAACAACGACAAGATTCTGACACTTTCATAACCACTAGACAAACAGGTAAGTTCTATAACAGTGTTGGTTTATCTGCTACTAACAATAGTGTTAGTCAAGCTTTAGTTAGACAGTTAACCGCTAACGATGAGTTAACTGGGATGTCCGTGTACTCTAACTCACAAGCTTTAGACATGACTAAACCATTCGTAGCTGAGTTACGAGAAGGTGTAGATAACATTCTAAACGCTCCTCTCACAGAGGCAGAAAGATCATCTGGTAACATGGCTGCGGTTATACAAAACAGAGAGATAGCTGCTCGTAATTATTTAGATGAATCTATGGCACAGTTTATAGACGAAAAGTTTGAGAACCCATCTGAAGATATTCTTAACGCTAGGATTCAATCACAACAAGAACGAGAAGAAGCAGAGATTACTCCAGAGATTCAAGAAAAGTTTGGTGATCCTAAGAAACAAACTATGTACAAAGATCCCTACAGTGATTCTGTAACAGTAGGTGATGTTATGTACCATCCAGAAGGAGAAGCTGGTACTTCACAGTTTCCTGCTGGAGCTGGTGATGCTGGCTATGCAGATCGTAAAAACAATCGTAATCAATTAATTAGAAAGTCTCAAAAAGAAGATCTAGGTAAACTACGAGATGAAGCGACTAAAGAACCAGCTTCTGAGTTTGGTTTCCGAGACAAAGCTCTACAATCTCACCGTAGAAGAAAATACTTTTCTGTTCTAGCTACACAAAGATCTTTAGACAATGATAAACCTATCGTTACTATAGAAGAAATACGAGACGGTAAACTAGAAGGTAAAGTACCTATCAATGTAGAGAACTTAGACTTTACACGGAATCCTATTATATCTTATGATATGATTCAAGAGTCACAAGACTACGAGGAAGAGATCACAGCGTACATGGTTGTACTGAACTTAGATCCAAACAATAGTGTATTGAGACAAAGATTTTTAAAAGCACAAGCAATAGCACATTCCCAAGTATTAAAACGAGTATTTAAATATTAAAAATTATGGCATTAGGATTCAAACCAGATCTACTCTTAGATGATCAAGACCCTTCTAAGAACCCAAATCAATTAAAAGATTTAATGGCAGCACCTTTTAGAGGTGTAGAAGGAGCAGTTAAAAGTGTATATAACTTAGCTGACTTTGCTCTAGGTGACACACTACCAGACTACGATAACCGTTTCTTAGGACAGTCCGAAACAATTGCAGGTAGTTTAGCTGAAGGTGTAACACAATTCCTTGTACCATTTGGAGCTATTGCTAAAGGTGCTAAAGCTGCTTCTAAGATTGGACGCTTTGGTAAACAATTCACTACCGTAAACAAGAAAGGTAAAGATGTTCTTAACTGGAAAGGTGTTCTAGCTGCGGAATCAGCTACTGACTTCGTAGCGTTTGAGGAACAAGAAGCAAGACTATCTAACCTTATCAATACTTTCCCCACACTTCGTAACCCTATTACAGATTTCTTAGAATCTACAGAAGATGAAGGAGTAATAGAAGGAAGATTCAAGAACTCTCTAGAAGGTCTTGGACTTACTGGTGTAGCTACAGGATTGATTGCAGGGTTGAAAGCGATGAAGGTCAACCGTACTAATGGTAATCTGTCAGTGGATGTAGTTAAAAAGTTAAAAGAAAAATATGGTATTGAGTTACCAGAGGAGACAGTATACGATCCAAACAATATTGAAATTGATGGAAAACGATATGCTGTGAATATAAATGTAGGTGGTGAATTTCTCCGTAAGAATGAATCAGCGTTTAATCAAATAAAAACTTTTGGTGAAGTAGATACATACAATGTGTATAGCCCTGCGTTACGAGCTATTGATAAAGCTCCTGCTGCAATGCGTCCAGAAAAGGTTACTGAGCTTCTAACTAAGTATGGTGAGCGTGGTACAGCAGAAGAATTAAAGTGGATGAATCTAAGTTATGACCTGTTACCTAAAGATGCTAAAGGTAGAGTACAGACTGAACAGGTTAAGAAGATGATAGAAAACAAACAGTTGGAGACTACACTTGTAGAGCAACCACCGAAAGACACCTATTCTCAGTTTAGACAACCTAGACCAGAATCTCCAGAAGGTAAGAACTATCGTGAGTTTACGGTGGAAGCACCTGTGGATGACTTCGTGTTAGCTAGAGATGATTTAGGAGAATATAACTCTCACTACGAGAAAGTAGCAAGTGATAAAGGTAGAACTAATGTAATGCATTTCCGTACTACAGATCGCAAACTAGGAAATAAAACTGTTCTACAAATAGAAGAATTACAATCTGATTTCATTCAAGCTGTTAAGAAAAAGAGAAGAGAACAAAAAGATTTTACTGGTAGAGTACCATTAGAAGATAGTTACATCAGTTCTGGTATCCGTCAAATCTTACAACTTGCATCTAGAGAAGGTTACGATTCAGTGTCGTTTCCTAAAGGCGTAGATGTCGCAGGTTTATATGACGCTGATTTAGATTTCATTAAGTTAAATGCTATTAATGAAGATGGTAGTAGATCGTTTGATGTAACTAGAGACGATAGCACCCAAACTGTTGTTGTGAAAAACGACAAAGAATTGAAAGAGATGTTTGGAAAAGAAGCTGGAGACGACTTACTTAAAAAACCAGAAGGTTGGTCACAAGAGGATTACTCAGTTAAAGTTAACGCTTCTCCGTTTATTCAACAATATGACCAGAAGATGCCAGCTGCTCTAGATAGATTTGCTAAAAGCTTTGGGTCACAAACAAGAACTGAACAACTTGAATTTAGTAGACAGTTTGAAAAGGTAGAATTAAATGCAGAATATATCCATAGTTTTGGTTCGGCAGAATTACTGGATGACGGTAGCATACGATTTGATGGGAACAATGAGATGCCACTTGTAAATTTTATGGACACTCTACAAGAAAGCGGTTTTGGTTTGTATGATAAACAATTACGAAGAGAAATTGATGTATACGATGATGAGCAGGTTAAAGAGTTTAATGATTATATAGGATGGGGTGATGATAATCTTGATGATGAAGCTGCTATGTTTGCAGAAGCCCTTAACAACGGTAGGTTAGCTAAGAGATACGATGTCATACTAAACGCAGGTAAAGGTAAAGTACAACAAGATGCTCATGTAATTGACATTAACCAAGAGATGAAAGACTCAGTAACCAAAGGTGTATCTCTTTGGGGTCAGAAAAGCTCCGCTAAAAACTCATACGGTTCTAATATTAAAGATCCAGAGCTACGCACAGCGTTAGGACTTAACGAAGCTGAAACATATAACATTGTAAAAGCTATGGCGAAAGAAGCTAGAGCTGATAAGGATGAAGTTATAGAAACAGTTACTGGTAAGTCTGTAACTACAGAGTTTGCGTTGAATCGTTTAGCAACCAATGGCTCTACACCAGAAGTCCGTAAACTTTCTAAAGCATTACTAAAACTACATGAAGGTGATACAGAGTTTATGCGTACTGATATTGAAGCTCGCTTTGGTAACGGTGCTGCTGGTGACTATAATCCATTTGATGTAACTACAGGACGAGGATCAATCGGTATGTACACTAATCGTAAAGGTGTATTTGAAGGTGAGATAGATGCGGACACTGTGTTCTCTGAAGGAACATTACTACACGAAACAATTCACGCTGGTGTTGTAACAAAGATTCCTGTAGAGATCTCAGCAGTAAATAGAAACTTAAAAGGTGAAGACTATCTATCAACAGTTGCAGCTTATGCTGATGATGCTAACCAATCAGAACCACTTCGTAAACTTCTTAGAACTTATCTAAAAGCTGTAGACAATGCACCAGATCAATTTAAGAATATCCGTAATGCTCTTAATGACATTGATGATTACGCAAAATCAAACAGTGATTCCATCTCAGAATGGTATGGATTATCTAATGTAGATGAGTTTATCGCTGAAGCTATGTCTAGCCCTAACTTCCAAAACTATCTCAAAGGTATTGAGGGTGAAGGTGGTAAGAATCTATTTGATGAGATTATATCTTATCTTAAAGAATTACTAGGTTTTGATGCTAAAGGTACAGCGTTAGAAGATGTTGTAACAGCATACTCAGACTTAGTTAGTAAAGATAAGAGACGCTTCCGTGCTGTGGACTATGCACCAGAGAATGTTCGTAGAATGTTCCCAACACGAAGCTCAAAAGCTTTCCGACAAATACACGAACAAAAACGAAGTGCAGTTGTAAGTGAAGCATTCAACGAAGCAAAGGTAGATCTTGGTGGTTTGAAACGAGGTGGGGAAGCCGCTGTAAAAGGTGTTTCTAAATCACTAGGACAAGTAGAAACAGCTAATGACCTTGGTGAGTTGATTGCTAAAACTGAATCAGTTGTAGAAGCTGAGTTATCCGCAAATCCAAAACTAAGCCCAGAATCTTTAGAAGCTGGAGGTATTGCACAAGCTGTAAATAGATTCTCAGAACTTACTGGAACAGATAAAGATTTCATTATGTCTGAAGTAAACGCTGCTACGAAAGATGCTAACGAACTTCGTAGAATCGCATCTCGTATGTACGCAGTAGAATCTTTAGCATTAGGTCAAGCTGATACAGTGTTCAAGTTAGCAGATGATATTTCTAAGAAAGGTCCAAGTGTAACAGACATAGACAAAGCACAGCTTATAGGTGAGATCAAGAAACTAATGAGTATCTCCGCAGCTGGTTCTAATCTTCGTAGAGGATTTGGACAAGGTCTACAATCTACACAATTCAAACGCAGTAAGATTACTTTAAATGAGATAGAGATCAGAAACCAAGAGATTGTTAATGAATACATGGCAAATAACATGGGTAAACAAAACTTTAATGAGATTGTTAACAGAATCTTATTAGCTGGTGATGGTGATCCAAAGAATGCTATACAAAATATGCTTGGGCTTACTAAACAAGCTCGTAAAGTAGATCCAAACGGTTTCATTGAGAAGGCACAGAACTGGTATATCAATTCATTGTTATCTGGTCCTCGTACTTTCGTAAAGAATGCTGTAGGTAATATGGTAGCACAGACTTTACTACAAGTAGAAGCAGCTGTTGGTGGTGTGTTCGTAGACAAAGCTATCACTCGTCATGTCATGAAAGAGTTTGCTACACTAGAATCTTTCAGAGAAGGTATGAACTTCTTCTTGAAAGCTTACAAGTTAGATGAACAACTACTAGATGTAGGACGGTCTCCACTTGAGAATACAGCTAAGACAGAGCGTCCAACTTACTTTGCAGACGCAGCTCCAGAGCAAACTATGCGTCAAGCCTTTAACTGGTTTGGTGATAATGTTGTAAACATTCCAACTAAACTATTGCTATCTATGGATGAGGTGTTCAAACAATCTCTATTCCGTCAGAATGCAAAACTAGAACTAACCCTTAAAGGTATGAAACTAGGTATCAAGAATCCAGACGACCTTGCTGAATATGTAGCAAAAGGTATGGACACTGTTATGGTACAAGGTGAGCGTGCCTTTTCAAATACAGGAGTAATTAAATATGCAAATCAAGCAGTTCAAAAAATGGATGAAGATGCTTTGGCAGCAGGTGGTAAGCGTTTACTACCGTCTGAAAGAGCAGCTAAAATCCAAGAAATAATTGATCAAGAAACAGCGATCCGTGGTGACGCTCTAAAGAAATACGAAGACGGAGGTCTTGGTTTTGAAAACCTAAACGAAATTGATAACATGTCCGCTCGTAGTTTAGAGTTTGCTCGCTACGGTACATTCACAAATGATGCAGGTAAAGCTGCTGAGTTGGCTGGTGCAGTCGTCAAGACTGTACCTTTCATGAAGTTTATCTTCCCATTCGTTAGAACTCCTATCAATCTTTTAAAGTTCTCATTTGATCGTGCATTCTTTGCTGCACCAGAAGCATCTCGTCAAGTTCTTGCTAATATGCCAGATATGCCTATGATCAAGGATACTCAGCGTAAACTTCGTCAAGAACTTAACAGTCGTAATCCTATAGAGAAAGCTAGAGCTGCTGGTAAATTAGCAACAGCGTCCATGATGAATGCGACACTCCTCTATATGATTCTATCTAATCGTGAGTTTATTACTTCTGGTGGTCCAAAAGATCCTGCACAGCTTAAAACACTTGAGCAAACTGGCTGGCAGAGGTATTCATTCCGAGTGGGTGATAAGTATTTTAGTTATTCTGGACTTGATCCTTTCGGTACTCATTTTGGTGTATTGGCTGACATAGTAGATCAGTTTGATGAAGCTGGTGAGATCAACTCAACAGTTGGAGAACAAGTGTTCGCAGCGGCTACGATCTCAATGACTCGTAATATTACTGATAAGTCATACCTAGCAGGTCTTCAGTTGATCTCTGATGCGTTATCAGATCCAGATAGAAAGATGGAGAAGCTGTTCACTAACCTTGCTGGTGGATTCGTACCAAACATTTTATACCAAGGTCAGTCTCTTGGTGGTGATACTACTACTAGAGAAGTTCGTAACCTTGGTGATGCGATCCTCAAGAAGTTACCTAACGGTAATGATATCTTAGATCCTAAGCGTAACATTCTAGGTGAACCTATCATTGCAGAGAACTATCCTATCGTAGGACCGTTCAATCCTTCTAGAGTATCTACTCGTAAGGGAGATGCAGTGTTTGAAGAACTAGCACGACTAGAACACGGCTTTACTAATCCTAAGACTAAGCTTCATAGATTGATTGATATGACCGAGTATAAGAACGATAAGAATCAATCAGCTTATGATAGACAACTTGAGATGCTTGGTGAACTTAAACTAAGAGGTAAAACACTTAGACAATCTCTAGAGAAGGTAATCAAAGATAAGCGTTATCAGAAGTTATCAACAATCTCTGAGGGTGGTGTCAAGAGTCCTAGAATACAGATTTTAAATAAAATAATATCTAGATATCGTAGAGTAGCTTTTGCTCAGATGCTAGAAGAGTTCCCAGATGTTAAGGCTAAGTATATGCAGATTCGTCAAGCGAGTGTTGCAGGTAAAGCTGGAGCTTCTGAGGATGTAATAACTAACCTACTAAACTTAAATGAATAGTCCGCACTTAACCCCTGCAATCGCAGTTACTGGTTTACTTGGCACACTTACCTTAGATGGTGTAAATACATCAGTAGCAATCCTTGTGGGCTTGACTACTTTGTTTTACCTTGGTATCAAGATATACAAAGAACTAAAAGATGGCAAATCAAAATAAAGAACTGCTAGAAGAACTAGCTTCGCTTACTATCCAAGAGTTGATAGCAACTATTAAATCTGGAGAAGCGTCACCAGCTGTGCTGAATGTTGCTAGGCAACTACTTAAAGATAATCAGATCACGACAGCGGTCAACGAAGAGACACCGTTGAAGGAGTTAGTACACTTACTACCATTTGATGAAGACGGAGATACCAGAAAAGCTCAAGGACTTTAGAAACTTCCTGTACTTTATCTGGCACTCTCTTGAGCAGATAAAACGAGATCCTACTCCTATACAGTATGACATTGCAGACTTTATGCAGCATGGTCCTAAGAGGGCTGTTATACAAGGATTCCGTGGTGTAGGTAAGTCTTGGATCTGTTCTGCCTTCGTTGTTCACCAACTACTACTAGACCCTGCTAAGAACATCTTAGTTGTGTCTGCATCTAAAACTCGTGCCGATGACTTCTCTACTTTCACTCTTAGACTTCTTCATGAAATCCCTCTTCTCAAGCATCTTAAACCTAAAACTGATCAAAGATTTTCAAAAGTTAGTTTTGATGTTGGACCTGCACCTGCGTCTCATGCACCTTCGGTTAAGTCTCTGGGGGTTACCTCCCAACTTACAGGTAGCCGTGCTGACATCATCATTGCAGACGATATTGAAGTCCCAACTAACTCCGCCACGCAACAAATGCGAGACAAGCTCTCGGAACAAATAAAAGAATTTGATGCTATTTTAAAGCCCCTAGAAAGCTCTAAGATCCTTTTTCTAGGTACACCGCAGTGTGAGGACTCAGTGTACACGAAACTAGCTTCTAGAGGGTATAGCCCAAAGGTATGGACATCTGAGAAAGTGTCCTTAAAGAAGTCTGAGCTGACTTACAACAATACCTTGTCAGAACTATGTGTTTCTGATGAGAACGAAGGTGAGTCAGCTGAGCCGTCTAGATTTACCGACTTTGATTTAAATGAGCGTAAAGTGTCCTACGGTTCGGTAGGATATGCACTACAGTTCATGCTTAACCCTAGCCTGTCTGATGTGGATAGATTCCCCCTCAAACTAGGTAACCTTATAGTACAATCTGTTGACCCAGATGTAGCTCCAGAGAAACTAGTGTGGGCTAAGACCCCAGACTTAGAATGGGATGCCCTACCTAATGTGGGACTCCGTGGAGATCGTTACTATAGACCTATGAAGGTTGTAGGTGATATGATTCCGTACACTGGATCAGTAATGTCTATTGACCCCTCTGGTAGAGGCTCTGACGAGACTGGTTATGCTGTAGTAAAGATGCTGAATGGTACTCTATATGTTCCAGAAGCTGGTGGACTCAAGGGTGGATATGACGAAGATACCCTAATGGAGTTGG